CCGCAGCCAAGATTGCTCCAGCACCTGCCATAGATATTCCTTGCTTCTTCGCAATCTGCTTCTGGGCTGCTTTGAAGCCCATTCCCTTTTTGGCTTTCATTACTTCTTCTTTCCATAGCGTTTCTTCATTAACTTATCAAGTGCTGCAGTTTGTTCTGCTTTAGTCTTAGCCATACCTCTAGGAGATATTTCTTTTTCAAATGCTTTAATAGCATCTTTACCTTTAATTATTTTAGGTACTCTTTTTTTACTTTTTAAAGGTACACTAAACTTAGGGTCTAAGTTTCTAACCTTTTTTTTAGGAACATCTTTAAGAGCCATATTACTTCTTCTTCTTTTTCTTCATACCTTTACGCATTTCCATCATCTTCTCAGACTTGGATTCCATCTTCTCGCCTTTAGCATAAGCCTTGGCTGCAGCCTTTCCCTTGGCTGTGTATGGGAACTTTTTCTTTCCTACTTTTGGCATTACATTCCTACCTCTCGCATTGTGTTTGCTACCCGTTGGTCTATTTTTTGTGCCGCTGGCATAGTGTTTGCATCATATGGTTTGTTTAACTTTTCAGAGGCTTCCCGTGCTGCATTAATCTGCCGCCAAGTTGTCCCCCCTGGTTGGATACCTTCTGCTCTTGCAGCACGATAGGCAGCCAATTCTCCATCCCATTTTTTCTGGGCTATTGGTTTTCTGGCATCTCCTGGGGCTAACTCAAGAGTGCCAATCTTGCAACCAAAACATCCTTCTACAAACTCTGGATGTGTTCTTTCTTGATGTAAACTCATAGTGCTGTAAAGTTGGCTGAAGTAACGCCAACATTCCCAGCAATTAATGCTGCTCTAGTTGCATCGTCAACGGTATGGGTATAACCACCACGATAAAATTCATCATACTCTGTTATATCTGAATCAACTGGATATCTTACTTGTTTATAAGTAGCACCAGATTTAGCAATACTAATACCTTTATTTAGTTTATAAAAGTAGAACAGTCTGTGATTACCTGCTGGTCCCTCTTCTACATTTGGTGTCTTAAATAAATAATTTGTCATTGTTCTCCTTAATGAACTTATCCATTAGCACTGCAACGTATTCGCCGTATAAACAGTGCTAATGTATCAATCAACTAAGCAGCGATTGAAGAACCTGATTCGATTCTGAATAGAGCCTCTTCACGGTAGCGAGCAAATCCTAATACGCCGTACCAACCCATTGGGCGATGACGCATTAAGCGGTCTACTACTGGTCCGATAACTGTATGTGGCTCTTCTGCCACAGCCTCAGCAAGTGCTTGCTGTCCGCAAATAATTGTGCGGTATACGCTGTTAGCAGCGGTTCCACCAGAACCATCTTGTGCCTTGTACATACGTGGAGTTTCTACGAAGTATGCTCCGCCGTATACACCAATCTCTCCTGCCCAAACACGGTCCTGTGAAGCACCATATTGGTTTGGTACTAACCAGTTACCTGTGTCAGTAGCAAGACGGAAATCATGTGATACCTCTGGGTGAATACCAGCCCAGAAGTTTGTACCCTTACGAGGTACTGCTTTGTTAGCACGTAGTTTTGCAACTGCTCTTAAAACGTTAGCAGAACTTAGAGTTGCTGCTGCAGTAATTGTTGCAGTTGAAGTTGCTGTTGAACCTGAGTAGATTACGTTTGAACCGCCACGCAATGTTGTCATTGCTACGGAGTCAATAGAATCTGCTAGGTTGTAAGCGATAATGTTTGCGATTGCTGGGTCTACATCAGCAAGGCTGAATAGTTCCAACGCACGTGTTACCAACACTGAGTTACCGTACTCTGCAAGAGTAATGGTTACTGAGGTTGGTGTTGACAACGCTACTGAATCGACATCATCTGTCTCAGTCAGTGGTGTTGTTGATGTTGCTAGGTCAACATAGCGTTGTAGAACAACTGTTGAACCTGGAATTGCTTGACGTGCTGGACGCTTATCTGCTACTGAACGAATTAGTGGTTCAGAACGGAGAGCGAATTCTAGAAGACGGTCATACGCCTTCTGGACTAGGCCAGCACTACCAGCGGTACCTCCAAGAGAGGAAGAACCTGTGGTTGTGTAATTTACTGTAGGCATTTCGTCACCTCCAAGTGACTATGAACGGAATTAAATTATTGTGACCGCAATAATGCAATGAGTTCATCAGCGGATTGAGCATTGTCAATCCTTGTGTTGAAGTCTTGCTCACGGTCTGGTGTAACCGCACCTTGAGTAACTACATCCTGTTGGCGTAATGCCGCAAGGGATGCGTTATCTGCATTAGACTGAGCAGGAACATTTATTCCAAACAAATCTGCGTTATCATCAAGCCAGTGCGAAACTGTCTCCTCGTTAACATCATCTAAGTCTTTTAGTACTAGTCTTGCTGCTTTAAGGTTTACACCTTTTTTCTCTAGGACTTCTTTGACGACTCTCTCACGCTGCACCTTGGATAATCCCTCAAGTTGCTCAGTAAGTTCCTTGATACGCTTCTCATCTGCACGTTTGGCTTTTCTTAGTTTCTTAACTAAGTCATCACCTTGCAGAGGTGTATCGTTATCTTGGTCTTCGTCTTCGTCTTCCCAGTAATTGTTGCTCATAGCAACCACCCTTTCTATTCGTTGTAGTTCGTAGACCGCAGTTCAGTTCGGGGAAACTGGCTGGCTTCTACTCCCAGTCTTATACACCTCACGGGGCTGGTATATCCGTGTAGGGAATCTATTTTAGAACTGTCCTCCAGAGGATGTTCTACGTAAGTATTGTGTTGATAAAGCACCAGAACTTAATGCAGTTCCAGATGAACCTTGGAAGGCGGCTTCTTCACGGGAAACAAGTTGTTGTCTCTTACGTTTAGCAGATGCTAAACCTTTAAAGGTTGCTTGCTCTGCTTCAGTTTGTCCGTATGTAATTCCTTCTTCATCATAAATTTGACCTAACTTAGTAGCAGTAGGAAGTTCTTCGGCAATAGTTCTATAACCTATCTGTGCCTGTTCTCTACTAATACCATATCTAGCCAAATCTTGAGCGCTTGTAGCAGTTGCTGCTAATCCTTGACCAATTGCTGCACCACCAATTTCAGCAGAGACAGCCTTTTCTTTAAGATTTACTAAAGCCTTTTTAGGGTCTAAGAAATACTGAACAAGGTCTGCTTCGCCAATACCATAGAATTGTTGGAATGCATCCTTAGTTGCTGGGTCAGCCATCTTAACTCTATCTACCGCAGTAGATACTCTGTCAGTAAATTCAACAGCAGATACATCAGCACCAATAACATCGGCTATTGCTGATTGTTTAGTAGCCTTATCTACACCAAAGTAACTTTCAAGACCATATGACTTAAGAGTCTTTGTGTAGTCATCTTCTAGTGTTAAATACTCAGCCTCAGTTAATACATTTAATCCAGCAGCACGGCGGGTTTCATTACCCTTAAACCTTTTAATATATGCTGCATTATATTTAGAGTCAGTCTTTAAAGCAAGAGTTGCTTCCTCAGGACCATAACCTTCACGCATTAAAGTTTCTATTGTGGCACCTAGGTCGCCCAAACCATACTGAAGAAATACACCTTTGATAATTGCAAATGCATCTCTAGTATCTTTATCTATCTCTTTTTTGTCTTCATCACCTTGTCCCGCTTGACCTGCTGCTACTCTTTTTAATCTATCTTGTTCTTCTTTTAATAATGCTGCTACTGTTTTTTCTTGCTCTGCAACCCTAGCGCCTGCTTCTCCTAGTTGTCTTAATACGTCATCTGCAGTTTTAGAAATTTCTGCACTAGTTCTAGGTTTAGGAATAGCAGTTGGCTTAGGAACAGGCTTAGCAGCAGGTTTAGGTGCTGGCGCTTTAGGCGCACCATAAACATTTAATGTTTGATTTGATGCTGGAGCGGGGGTTTGAGGTCTCACCCTATCTTCTCTTTGATTTGGTTTAGTTGCCATTATGCTATCAATCCAAAGTTCTTAAGGATGCTATTAGCATAACTAGTAGCAGTCTCTCTAGCATTACTGGTTTTACCCCAACGTGGGTCTTTCTTAAGAGCACGTTCAAATTCAGTCAAGTTCATTGCTCCCTTGTTTCCATTGTTCTTAAGTGCCATTTGAATAGTTGGATTTAATACATCAACTTGGTTTTCAGGTATTTCTAAAATCTGACGCATTGTGTATTTATAGTTAGCAGATAAATCATCAAGGTCAACATCTTCAGATAAAACATCTGATAAGTTAGAATAGGTAGCCTTAGATATAGCAAGTAGTTTTGCATTAATTTTACTTGTGTCTCTATCATTATTTAACAATGAGTTTGATACATACTTTAAAGCATCTTTGTTGCTCAAAGTTACACCATATCGCTTGGCATAGGCTAGTGTGCTATTAACTGCTTGAGCAGCACCAGCACCACCTTTTAATATTACATCAATGTCGGAACCATCAAGTGCTTTGCCAGCAATACTACGTCGCAATTGTAGTTCATCTTCAGCATCTAGTTTATATTCACCAGTAGTTATTTGTGAAGTACCACCAGAATCTGTTTCTCTAGTAGTGCTAACTTGAGCATTCTTTTTTTCTAACGCTCTTAATTGTTTATAGTACCTTTTCTGTTCTTCATCTGTAGCACCTCTGCCTAGATAGTCCATAAAGAATCTATTTAAATCAGACTCTGCTTCATCTACTTTAGTTGCATACTCATTGTAAGATACTTCAGACTCACCAAGACCAGCACTCTTAAGGTCTTCTTGTAGATACTTATAGAATGGTTTTGGAGTAATATTATTATTGTTTTCTAAATCACTTACCATTGCCTTAGTATGTTTTTGTAAAGCACCTGATATTGCTTTGCCAAAACTTAAACTAGTGGTATCAAGTTTGTCATAATCAAGTTTAGGGATTCTATAACCAGCACTTCTTAAGTCATCAAACAAACCTTTTAATCCACGGGGAGATTTAATAGAATCTTCTATAACTCTTTTTCTTACTCCATCAAAATCAGATGTAGCGGGTGCATAACTAGGAATAGTTTTGCCAGCATTTTCTTTCATAAAATATGGAACCGTAGTTTCAGGTCCTATGTAGATATACTGTTGAACCTGGCTATCACCTTCAGTACCACTAACCCAACTACTACCATCATCTGGATTATTTGTTACCTTTAAACCTTTAGCATTAACATCTTTTACGAAATCATTATCACCAGCATATTGCTGAACGCCAGGAGTACCACCATCTGCAGTTATCTGTGCATTTTCTAGGGTTTCAATTTCTGTTTTTAGTTTGGCGGCTTTATCTCTTTCAAGGGCTGCTTCCGCTTTTGCTAATTTATTTTTCTTGTCTGCAATTTCTTTGTCTCTTTTTTCTTTTGCCTCAGCATCTGCTAAAGCAGACAATTGAGTATCAATTAATTGTACTTCAGCATTACGTGTAGTAACTTCAGCATCTAATTCTGTTAGTTTAGCCTTTGCTTCGTTGTATCTTTCAATAGCGCTTGGCCTGTCATCATCATCCCAAATAGCCATTACCTGGCGTGCACGCTGCATTCCTTCTTGACTGCGGGAATTTAATGCTAGAAGACCTCTACGCCTGTCTCTTAACTCACGTTGTTTTCTTGACTCAGCCATTAGTATCCTTTGTATGCTTTAGCGGTATAAGTGTCACGGGAATAGTAACCAAGAATTGATTTAAATATTGCTCTGCTTGCTTCTGTTAGGATGGCATCTCCACTACTTAGGCTTGCAATTAAGTTCTCTAGTTCATTTCTAAAATCTCTTTTAATATCAGAGAAGTTATCTGCCTCACGAAGTGAAGCATCGTTAGATAAAGATACAAACTGACGAATTCTTGATGTAACCATTGCTAGTCTTTGGCGTGTGCCAAGTGGCATTTCAACAGATGAATCTTTAATCATCTCTTCAAGGTTAGATAACATATTTAGTTCTGTTGCTACCTCGTTACCACCAGCCACAAGCGCTGCTTCTAGTAATGGGTTAGACATCTTAAGCAAAGCACGTTGCCTTGTTGATTCAGCAATCTTTGCTGTACGGGCACTAATGCTAGGTGTTGACTTTAAAAATTCTTTTTCTTCTTTGCCAATATCGTAATAGGCTTGCTTGTCTTTAGAAACCAAAACATCTAAGTAGTATGATTCTAAAGATTTATCTTTAAGTAATCCTGCTGCCTCTAGATATGCATAGGTAGGAGCATCAAACTCGCCCGTATGTGGGGCTAGTATCCATGCTGCTTCGCCATACTTCTTAACGTTGCCTTCATTCTGGATAGCCCAAGACTTAACAGCCTTAGTC